TCAAGCTGACGGCCGACGGTCGATCTTGTGATCGAGCCGTTGCATCTGATCGACCAGCTCGGCCAACGTTCGCGCGGTTCCTTGCTCTTCACTCTTTGCGAGAGACGTGACGCCCTCGGCGATCGTCTCCAGTGCGTCGGCCGCGCGCTCGATCTCGTGAGCGATCTTCGCGCCATCGAGCCCCTGCCCCACCATGGCGCCGACAACGCGCATGGTCGTGTCAGGAAGCGGCGCCGGCGCGACGCGGGTGATCATCGACTTCAGCTTCGGCACCGCGACCCAGAAGACCGAGGCGAAGACCGCCGATAGCGCCCAGAACAGCATGGCAGCCCAGGGGGGGGCCTTAGCGAGTATGTCCAGCATGCTTGCGTCCTGCACGGCGGTCATGCGCGTCGATCGCAGCCGTCCAGATGTTGGACAGTTCGAAGGCCGCCATGAGGAGGTAAATCGGGGCTGCGGTAGAGGGCGCCATGGCGGCGGCGTCAAAACCGAGCGCCATCATCAGGACAATGGAGAACGACCACACGCCGAGGAGGGCGCGGATCTCGGCGGCACGGCGCATCACGACGCCGTTGAAGAACAGCACGATCGCCCGAAGCGCTCCGGTCGCGATCAAGATCTCGGCCCAAGTTTGTTCCGTCGCCCACCGGGCGAGAAGGTCATAGCTCGACGAGTTGCCGAATGAATCTTCCGGCGAGGCGAGCGCCCAACCGACGCCGATGAAGACCAGCGCCATGAACCATTCGAACCGGCGGACGCTGAAGTGCCGGACGAACTGGACGACGATCACCATGGCCTAGCCCCCTCCCGCATCGGGTGCCGCCGGCGGGCGTCCCTGCGCCTCCAAGGCCTGCGCCGCGTCAGCAAGTGCGGCATGTCGATCGCGGCACGCGCCGAGCGACTGCCGATCGCGACCCCACAGGCGCGCCGTCTCGGCCGTCGTCAGATCCCGTTCGGGAAGATCCGCGACGTCAGCGCAGGGCTGCAGGAGGCTCGCCGGCAGGCGGGCGAGCTGCAGCGCCGCGACCGGCGGCGTCGAGCGCGTCGCGCACCCCACGAGGGATGGCAGGACGGCACACAGGAGGAGCGCCGCGAGCGGCCGGGCTGGGTGTCGGGACATTCGCTTGCTCCTCTTGGAGGGATTGTTCGAGCGCGTCCATCTGCAGGACGCGCGCCTTGTCGCGCTCGAAGTATTCGCGCTCGATCGCGTCGATACGGATCTGCGCCGCCTGGCGATCGGCGGCGGCCCGTGCCTCGGCCTCGGCCTGGCGCTTCGTCCAGACGAGCCGTTCCTCGATCCGCCCGGCCTCGCGCGCGGCCGGGATGCTGACGAGGTCGGCATAGAAGCATCCGCCGAGCCAGCCGAGGACGATGCCGGCGACAAGGATGATCGCCGCGATGGTGGCCTCAAAGGCGCGCATCAGGCGCCGTCCAGGCAGAGCGCCCGCTCCTCCTGCCGGCGCCGCGTGAGGCCGGCGATGACGCGCCCGCCGGCCTTGTTCCATTTCAGTAGAGCGTCACAAGCACCGCGGATGTCGCCAGCGTTCACAAGGCGGGCCATCGACGAGCCGCAGAACGCCCCGGTGCCGATGTTGTAGGTGACGGACAGGAAGGCCGTGTAGGGCTTATCCTTGATCGCGTCCGGGGCGACGAGACACTTGCGCATGCCTGTCTCGAACTCGACGAGTGCGGTGCCAAGCATCGCCTGGCAGTCCTCGACGCTGTAGCGGTCACCCATCTTCACGCCGCGCGTCTCGCCGAAGCAGACGGTCGGGATGCCGACGACGTCGCGATAGGCCGTGGTGCGCAGGCCCTCATAACCGCCAACCAGCGCGACGGCAGCGAGCATCAGCGTCTTCGACTTCGACAGCCGCGAGCCGCCGCCGACCTTCGACGTGGTGACGAGCTTGGAAGGATTGAACCACTTCATGAGCGGGGCTCCGAAACGCTGGACTGCGCGACCAGGCGGGCGACGAACGCCGCGCCGGCAGTGAGGGCGGAAAGGCCGGCAAAGGCCCGATCGGGGATCGGCAGAACGCCGTCTAGCGCGGGCAGGAAGATCTCCAGCGCCGAGAAGACGAAGGCGAGCACCATGAGGCGGATGGACCAGGCGCGCTTGAGCACCCGGCGCCAGTGAGGGACGAGTTCCACGGGGATATCTCCAGGCAAGAAAAAACCCGGCGCGCAGGCCGGGCATGGTTGATGCTCAATTGAAAAAGGCCCCCGCTAGGGAGCCTCCGTTTTCTGACAGTTTTGGTGCGTTACCGTTTGCACTTGTAGAGATCACCTGTAGCGGAGGCGCCGCCCATACCCATCTGCGAGTTCGTCGTTAAGAGATGGGTCGCCCCCTTCTCGGCCGCTTTGTTCTTCAGACGACGGTTTGCGTCCTCTTGCGCCGCGCCCATGAGCATAACCCCGCCCATCATGTACTGCCGACCGCTTTCCTGTCCAAGAAACTGGCATCCCCGAACAAGTTCCGGGTTGCCGGTCACAACGACATTGTTGCTTTCGACAGACGCTGTTTGGCACGCGGCCAGTGGCAGGAGTGTCATAACTGCGATGAGTCGTTTCATTTCACCCTCCGGTTAAGCATGCCGAGTAGGTACAAGGCGGCTCACTTTTGGAAGGGCCGGCAGACGAACATCCCCAGGTCCTATCCGGTCGACCGGAAGGAGGCTTGCGACTAGGCCAGCTTGACGCTCCAGGGCGTGTACGCCGGAACCGCTGGCCCCTTCGAAGTCGCCGCCATCGTCACCTTCAACCGAAGCTGGTAGCCGGTCTGCCCGCTGACGTCGTAAGTCATCGCCGTCGCGCCGCTGATGGCCTCGACAGTCACACCGGCATCGGCCGTGCGCTCCCACTGGAAGGAGAATGTGTACTCCCCGCCCTTCCAGCCGTAGCCAACCCGGCCAGTCAGCGTGTTGCCGTTCGCCGCCGTGCCGGTGAAGGTCGGGCCGACGAGCGGTCCGCCGAGATCGTCGCGAGCGGTGTAGACGACGCCAGGCGCCGAGTAGGCGACCCGTTCCGACCTGCGGACGTATCCCATGCCGTAGCGCAGGCGAATGTTCGCCGTGCCGGTCGCGACCCGCAGCTGTGTAAGGATGCCGTTCGTTCCCACCGCCGCGTTGGCGATCTGCGTGCGCCCGCGTGCGATGCCCTTCACGGGCCGATCAATTACGCCGGCGATGGCAGCCGTGTTCGCGTTCGACCAGAAGGACAGCGAGCCAGAGTTCGTCAGCGACCCGATGTTGCAGCCAGACGGAGCTGACACGTCGTCGACGGCCGAGAGGCTGGCATAGTGCATATGCTCAAACGTCGCGCCTGCCTGTTCGATCGGTGAGATCGAGAAAGCCTGCAGGATCGAGATCGTGCCTTGCGTCGTCACCGAGCCAGACAGATCCAGCTGCAGGAGCTTCATCGGCCGCATTTCGATCGAGCCGTTGACGATGAACGGGACGTTCAACGTGATCACCGACACGTCGATGATGAGACCAGCGACCGAGTTCGTGATCGTGAAGCCGGTCGGGACAGTGCCGTTGATCGTCGAGGTACCGGACTTCGTGCCGGTCGTGCCGTCCATCGTCCAGGTCGAAGCCGGGATGATGTTGTCGGCCGGATTTCCATCGGCACCGTAGAAGGATCCGATCGGGTAGCCAGCGTCCTCCAGCGCAGCTTTCAGCGCGCCGCCATATTTGATCGCTCCAGGCGTGTTCGGATGCAGGTTCCCCGTATCCGTGTGGCCGACATACGTCTCACCCCAGGCACTAGCGCCGTCGACGACGAGGAACGTGCTCGATTTCTTCGAGCGGATATAGGCGTTGACGCTGTCATAGCGTTGCTTCGGACTGGTACCGAGTCCGGTCGTGACGCTCGTCGACTGATTGGACGCGCTCGGCAGAATCGTCGCCGCCATATTCGGGGAGCCGGCAGTAGTCGCGTCACCCCAGACGAGATCCAGACCCTCTTTAATCTTCGTATCCGACAGGTCGATCGAGTTGGTGCCGATCGCCATGAGGGCGGCGATGCCGGGGCCGAGCTGGGACGTGTAATAACTCCGGCGATCGGCGCGCAGGAGAACGTCGTGTTCATCGTTGGCTTCGTTGATCTGCGACCCAGAGATAGCCTGGTCCGCGCCGCTGCGCAGAGCGAAACGGCCATAGGATAGGAACTCGGCCCAGGGCAGCCACCCGCTATTGTCCTTCAGCGCCGTGATGCTGTCACCGGAGTCCGTCAGCGGCATGTCAGCGAAGAACACGCTTAAGGCAGGCGTCGCGCTGGCGCTCGGTGAGGCCGGGCCAGCGCCGACGGCATTCACAGCGCGCGTCGTGACCTCATAGAGAACGCCGTTCGTCAGGCCAGTCAGAGCCTGCGGGTTCGACGTCATCGCAATCACGGTGAAGGCTCCGGTGCCCGTGCGGTAGAGGATATCATAACCCGTGATGGACGCCCCCCCATTGGCCGGCGCGCCGGCACGCGTAACGGCGATCTGCCCGCTTCCGGCTACCAGTGACGGCGCCGCCATCGCGGCCGGGACGGTTGCGGCGGCGGCACTCACAGAGATCAGCGGGCCGGACATTTTCGGGGAGCCGGCTGCGCCGGCCAGCGTCTCGATTACGCTGACGTCGCCAACGGCGGTCGGCGTGCCGGATACGGTTGCGCCCGAAACCGAAAGTCCCGCCGCGCCGGCGCCAGTCAGAGACAGCACCGACCCGGACGTCTTGCCCGAAATCGCCGCCGAGAGCGGAGAGCCTACGGCTCCGGCGGAGATCGAGGACGTCAGCCCCTTGAGAACCGGAGGCGTGACGCCACCGCCGCCAGGCGGCAGGACGCCGGCGCCGATCGCGCCGGCAAGGCTGGTCTTGTTCTGACGGATGCGAGTTTGCGAGACCATGGAAGGCCCTCTCTGAAGTGCGGACACGAAAAAGCCGCCTCTCGGCGGCCGGGTCTATTGATCGGATGGGCGGGGCTTGGTTGGCGTCAGGTGATCTGCGCGGCCTTCGCGAAGAGCGCATCGATCGCCGCCTCGTCGAGGCCGAGCGTCGAGCCGAGCGCCGCGATGAGCGGATGATCGCGGCGCAATACCGTCGCCTTCGCCCATTCGATCTGCGCCAGGCGCCCGGCCGTTCCCGTCATCGCCGCGATGGCGCCGTCGGCCTGATCGAGCAAGCCGGCGTCCAGAAGAGCAATCTGCGCTTGGCGCATGGTGACGAGATCGGCCGAGACCCGCACGGGATCGGGCGGCAAGATCTCGACGAGGTAGGCATCTCCCCGCTTCACCACTCGCTGCATCGCCGGATCGATGGTCGCAAAGAACTCGAACCCTAGCTCAGAACGAGTATCGGCTTCGCTTGCAAGGTTCGTCCGGGTGTAACCGTCGTCGGTGTAGGCGATCGAGGGCAGCGGCTCAGGCACGCCACCACTACGGCGGTAGAGGTCGATCATCCTGCCATCCCTCCTTCGTAAAACTCGATGATCACCAAGCCGTCGCCACCGGCGCCGCTCAAGCCGCGGAACGACGACGCGGATCCCGTTGACCCGCCGCCACCGGGCATGGCACCGGGGCCACCTGTCTCATAGGTTAGGTACGATCCTCCACGCCCCGCACCAACCGGAGCCCTGTCGTCAGGCCCGCCGGCCCCTCCGCCGCCGTATACGAGGGTTTGCGTATCATTCGTTCCTGGTGCGCCAGGATTGGTTCCTCTACCGACCTCTGGTGCCTGAGCGGGCGTTCCACCCCGTCCACCATCACGGTTGACATCTCCACCACTCGCAACCCCGCCTGCGGAGGGGGATGCGTTAGCGGCAGTGACGCCCTTTCGCCCCCCCGTGAGCGCCAACCCACCACCGGGGAACGTGACTGACGTAGGTCCTCCATCTTTACCGTCGTAGCTTGACCCTCCATAGCCGGAGACAGGTGGCCCGCCAGCACCGACCGACACACTCAGCGACTGACCCAAGCTGACTTCAAGGCGCTTCTCGCCATAGGCGCCGCCGCCGCCACCCGTCACGGTCTGAGGTGAAGATCCGCCGCCGAATACCGCGCCGCTAGCACCACCAGACCATGCGCGGATGATGACCGTGCCGGACGCAGGCGCGATCCAACTAGCGTCGCCCGGGCCGAATGAAGCAAAGACCGGCTTCACCCCACCAAGCCGGTCGCTGAGACGGTCAAACGAGCGGGCCAGCCCCCCTTTCAATGATCGCGTCATGCCTGCTCCTCGAACTTCTTCTGGACCAGCGCATAGACACCTGATGACTCGGATGCCGCCGCCTGGATGCTGTCACCGGGATCAAGAATGATCGTGCGCGAGAGCGCGTCGCGCTTCTTCACGGTGGCATTGGTCGGCAGGATTGGCCGCGACACGTTCGAGGCGCTGACGTCGATCAGGACGCATTGCGTCACATCCGGGTCGACGGTGGCGTTCGCCGGCTTGATGTTGAGGAAGTCGATGACGTAGGTCCGCACCTTGGCGTCGGCGGCCGTGTTCGTCACGAGGGTCTGGAGCGCGGTCGTCAGTGAGACGCCGCCGGTTGCTGCGGTGCGAGACATAGCTCAGTTCCCGAATGCGAGTGTGTAAGCAATACCGTCGTCGAGGAGTCCAGCCTGCGCTGCGACGAGGTCGGCCTGTGCAGCCTTGACCTCGGCGAGCTGTTCCTCGACCTCGGCCGAGATCGTCGAGAGGTCGATCGTCACGGCGCCGATCTGGCCGTTGACGCTCGACACCGGCCCGGCCTTGATCGCCGCGACCGCCGCCTCGAAGCGTGCGGCCGTCGTGTTCATCGCCGCCAGCGCTTCCAGAGTGACACGAACGACGCCTCGGCCGAAGGTGACAACGTCCTTCAACATGGCGGTAAAAACGCCGGCCTGATTGCCACCGTCATCAAAGCCGAGCGGGTTCGTCGTCGGATCGTAGCTGCCCCCGTTGTAGCGGTTCAGCCGATCCCCGGAGTTCTCTTCGTTGGGCGTGAAGCTCATGGAAGGCGCTCCTTCAGCTGGAAAGCGATATTGGCGCGCTTGGGCGCCGAGCGTTCCCACGCGGCCATCTGGCGTGGTCGTGCGAGGAAGGAGAGGCGATGCAGGTTGAGCGGGGCGAAGTCGTCAACGACAAGGATCTCGCCGTGGATGCCCTGTCGCCGGACCATCTCCAGCCCCTGGTCGAGGGCTTGCTGCTCTGGCAGGTGCTGGAACCCGACGTTGTAGACGCGGAAGGGTTCGCGAACGTCGGCGAACTCAGCACCCGACATGGACTTCTCGATCACCGTGTCGGTCTCGAACGCAAGGCTGCCGCCGAGGACGTAGTTCGAGACCGGCTGCCACCCGTTCAGACACAGAAGACGGCCGAAGTCGATGAAGCCATCGGGGTTGCCGGGATCCTCGATTTCGACGTCGATCACCCGTGCCCGCACATCGCCATCGAAGACCACGAAGGCGTTTTGCGTAAACCCTTCCAAACTTTCCACAAGCGGCTTGCCCGACCACCAGTTGGGCGCCCGCCAGTCGAGGTCGCCTGTGAAAGCGACGGGCGGGTAGGCCTGGAACCGCTTGCGCCACGCGATGTCCGTGCGCCCCTCGTCGAAGTAGCCGGTGAGCGAGATCGCCGCCGAGATCGTGAGGTTCGTGTACCCAAGAAAGAACGCCTTCAGCGTCTGTTCGCGGGTGAAGCGGACGGAGAAGCGCGCATGGTCCGCATTGGCCGACTGCGAGCGAGCGATCAGCGCCAGTTCCGGGTCCTGCAGGTTGACGAGTGGTAGCGTCCAGCTGCCCCCGTCCAGCGTCGCGCCGGGCACCGGGCCGAACCGGCCGGGATAGGGCTGGTCGCTGCGGTTGTCGCCGAGGAGCTTCAGGATCTTGCGATTGTTCAAAGCCAGACCTCCAGCTCGGTGAGATTGGTGGAGAATGTCGGTACGACGCCAAGGACCCGGACCAGCTTGCCGGCGCCGAACCCGTAGCGGTCGATCGCCAGCTCGACGACGTCGTTCGGGTCGACGCCGGCGACGGTGGCGCTTGGCTGGACCACGCGGAAGAGGTCGCGCCGCTTCGAGTAGATCGCGAGGAGATGCGCGGCGAAGGACCGCGCGTCCGCCTCGTTCAGGAGACAGGTCTCGAAGACCAGCTCGGACGCCTTCGGGTGGCGTTGCTTGACCGCCGCGTCCTCGACGATCACCTGGCGCCATTCGAGCGTCGCGAAGGTGCGGAAGGCGTCATCGGTGGCGACCTCCTTCAGGTCGCTTTCCGAGAACACCGTGTAATTCCGCCCATAGCGGACGGTGATCTTCCATGCCGGCACGCCGTCGCCGGGATCGTTGGTCGGCAGCCGGGCGAACCCCTCGCCGCGATCGATGATCCGATTGCGGATGAGGCGCGCCTCCGGCGGCCCGCTCGGCAGGAGGAGACGGCCGACCCGGAAGACGCCGAGGAGGTCGACCGAAAGGAAGCCGCCGATCGAGGCGAGGATCGTGCTCGCCACCGCCAGCGTCGTGGTCTCGCTCGGCGCGATGAAGATCCCGCACTCGGCCGGGTTGGCCGCATGCAGCGCCTCGAAGTCGGCCTCGCTCACTGCGCCGATCGCGCCAATGATCCGCCGCACGATCCGCGCGGCCGAGCGATCGGCGAGCGTTGCGCCCTCGTTCGCGTCGACCGTCATCGTCCCGTTCGGCCGAGCATAGGTGCGCACCAGGCCGGAGGCGAGACAGGTCCCGTAATGCCCTTGCGGGATGGGCGCCGCCTTCAGCGCTGCGAGCGACGGGAAGTCGCCGGCGGCCGAGAGCTTGACGCCGGTATCGCGCGCCGTGGTGACGGCGGTGACGGCCGCCAGCGGGTTAGCCGACACCTGGTAGATGTTATCGAACTGGTCGACGAGCACGGGCGCGACGTTCAGCACGCGCCCGAACAGCATCGGTTTCTTCGTGTCCTTCAGGTCGGAGTTGCCCTCGGCATCCGCCCGCCCGCCTTCCGTCGTCGTGCCGAGGTAGACGGCCGACTGGATGGGATCGCGCAGGAGTTCGAGGCGGTCGCGAAGGCGGATCGCCACCTCGCGGCCATTGAAGCTCGCCTGTTCCATCGTGGCGATGAGAACCGTCTCGCGCGAGGACCAGGCGCTGTTCACCCGCTTCAGCGAGTAGATGCGCAGCGCCCGGCCGTCGAAGGCGAGATCGAGCATGAAGTCGAGCGCGCCATCGGTGTTGACGAGAACGACCTCGCCTGCCCCGACCTCGCTCTCGCCGAACGTCCGGCCCTGCCCGAACAGATACCGCTCATAATTGCCGGGATCCTTCAGGCGGGACCGGAAGACGGCATTCGCCGGCTCGTCGTCGGGCCGGGTCGTGTAGGCCCGCGAGGCAAACCGGAGCGTCGTCAACGCCCCGGTCGCCTCGTCGGCCGCCTCGATCTCGATCAGGTAGATCATGCTGCCCTCTGTACGGACTTCGATGCCGCCCGCCGGCTCGCGGCGGCCGACTGTTCGGTTGCGAAGCCGACGCGATCGGTGGCCGCGATCGAGCCCTCGAACCCGCCGCTCGTCACGTCGATCAGACGATCGAGCTTGGCGCCGAGCGCCGTCATCTCAGCGCGCGAGGCATAGGAGCTGCCCCCCATGCTGTTTGCGGCCTGACGGCGCACGTCGACCACACGGGGCGCGACACCCCGGTTCGCCATTTCCATGAAAGCCGAGACGCCAGGCATCCGCATTGCCGGCGCCGTGAGCACGCCCTCGCCGCCGGCCAAGGCGATATCGCCGCCCCCGGCGAAGCGGGCGCGAACGCTGTCGACGTTCCAGACCCCGTTGCCGACCGTGCCGCCGCCCTGGTAGGCGCCGACGATCCCGCCGAGCTGCATGCCCTTGTAAAGAGCCGTTCCCTTGTACTTGGGATCATAGCCGTTCAGCTGGAACTGACGGTCGTACCGATCGACGATCGCGTTGATGATCGCCTGTTGCGAGGGCAGCTGCGCGTTCGTCCAGTCGAGGAACTTGCCCCCGCCGAAATCGCCCGTGTAGCTGATGCCCGCGTTCGACAGATCGCCGACGATCGCCTTGTTGCGGTTCTCGAACCCGGGGTCGCCCCAGTTGCGAGCCGCGTTCAGCGTCGTTTGCGCCGCAAGGTAATCCTTGAGCGCATCCGCCACCGACAAGGTGCTGTCATTGATTTTCGACAACCACGACGCCTGTGAACGCATCAGGTCGAGCTGCGACGTCGTCTTCACGTCCGTCGCCTTCAGCGAGGCTTGCACCTCGTCGAAGATCTTCCCGTAGCCTTCCGACGACACGAAGTAGCCCTTCGCATTGTCGAGATAGGTTTGCGTCACGCCGAGAAGCCGATCGCGCGCCTCGGCGTCGCCGCCGTTCGCTTTCGACAAGGTCTCCTCATAGATCCGCTTGCTCTCGGCCAGCCTGTCCTTCGCCGACAGCGTGGAGCTGTCGCCGATCTTCATCCCGGACAGGAACTCTTTCAGGCTCGTCGAGAAGCTGTCGAGCCCATCGTACAGGCTCTGCAGCTGCGCCTTCGAGGCATCGTAAGCCGTCATGGCGATCTGTCGCCCGCTGTCGCGAACGATTTTCAGGCGTTCGGCAGCTAGAGCACGCTCCAGCTCCGCCATAGCCTTGCCGCCAGCGGCAGTCTCAGCCTCGCGCTCCTTCTGCGCCTGGCGGTCGAAGATGGCGAGTTGCCCCGCCAAGGCGCTTGCGTCGTTCGTCGCCGCAAAGGTGCGATCGCCATAGCCGGTGATCACGTCCTTCAGCTGCGACGCCGTGCGCTTGACGGCGCCCTCGACGAAGGCCTCGACGACACCGGCGAGGACCGGAAACGCCTTGATCAGCTCGTCGAAGGCATCGCCGGTCAGCTCGGCCCCGTCGACAATCGCCTGCCCCTGCAGCTCGAACAGCTTCGGCAAGAGGGACGTGTCGGCGCCGAGCAGTTCGGCGTCTTTCTTCGTTTGCTCGAAGACCTCCAGCATCTCGCGTACCTCGGCGAGATAGCCCTTGCCGTCGAGATCGTTGACCTGGTCGCTGATGCCCTCTTCGAAGTCGCCCCGCATCTTCGTGAGCGCCTGTGTCAGACGCTCATCGATCGCCTTGGCGGCGTCGTCGGCCGACCATCCCAGCTGTTCGAGGATCGGCTGCAGACCCGCCGCCGTGCCCCGGAAGCTGTCGATGGCCTTCTGCACGTCCGACGTCGTGTCGGCCGTGTAGAGCATCGTCAGCGCATAGGCGCCTGCGGCAGCCTTGGCCTCGGCCACCGCAGCCTCACGCGAGGCCTTCCATTCCTTGTCGGCGGCGTCACCTGGCGCACCACTCGGCAGACCGTTGTCGGCCGAGCCCCAGGCGATCTTCACGTCGTCGATGAAGTTCTTCACCTGTTCGCCCAGCGCCTTGGCTCCAGCGCGACCCTTGGCAAAGGTCCCCTGCAACCCCTCGCCCGACGTCAGGTCTTCGAGCATGGGCCGGAAGCCCTCGCGGAACTCCTCATAGCTCGCGAAGATCTTCTCGGCTGCCTTGCGCCAGGTCTCGGCGAACTGCGCCGACGAGTTGCCGGTGCCGTTCTTCCAGGCGGCGCCACCGACCTGCATGAAGCTGTTCAGCTTGCCCCACAGGTCTTCGTTCTGCGCGCGCAGATCCCCGGTGCCCTCGCCCGAGAGCGAGCGATCGAACGCCTCATATTGAGGGCGGACCTCCTCCCATTTCTTCGCCGCCTCCTCGTGCGCGGCCTTGCGCTTGGCACGACCGCCGAGGATGCCGCCGAGGGCGCCACCGGCGAGGCCGATCAGACCGCCGATCGGGCCGCCGGCCATGAAGCCGCCGAGGGCGCCCTGCAGGCCGCCGCTGATCGGCGAACCCGACTGGTATCCCGCACCAAAGCCGCCGAGACCGGCAGAGACGCCGCCCATGGCAGTGAAGCCGGGATACTGGATACCGAGAACGGAACCGGGATTGGACATCCCGTTCCAGCCAGTCGGACGCCCATCCGTGCCAACGCGGATCCCGGTTGCGGCGGTCGGCGCGACGGTCGCCGTCCGCATGCCGCCCCAAGGATCGGACCCGCCCGCCATCTTGCGATTGGCATCGACGATGCCGGACGAAACGGCGCGAGCCTGCAGCTGCGCGTCGCTGGTCGATGACGCGACGTTCTGCCCGCCAAACTCCCGATACGCTTCGTTGGCGTTGGCGACGCGACCGGAATAATTGTGCGAGTTCCGAACGCCGGTGTTGTAGCCGTGCGGGCGCTCGAACCCGAGGAAGGCCTCCGTCGCCTGTGTGACGTCGGTCGCCTTCAGGAGGGCACGATAGGCGCGGCTTTCCGACGTCTGGAGTTCTTTCCAGGCGAAGTCGAGCTGGCCGTCGACGTCACTCCGCCAGTCCGCGCCGACATGGCGTTGCATGGCCGGACCACGATCGTTCCACTGGAACAGACCGAGGGCCGCGCCTCCATCGCCGATCGCCGCAGGGTTCCAGGCGCTCTCCGCCTTGCCGTTCCCCATGATGCCGGCGATCTGATGCGCGGCGAGCCCCTTCGAGGCGAAGAAATTCCAGACGCGAGCGGGGACGGACTGCCCCGCGACCGACGCGGCCTTCGACGCCGAGAACCCCTCGCCCGTCACGAGCGGCGGCAGAGGTGCGCGATCGACACGGCCGAGGGGAGCCGAGTTGGTCTCGCCGAGCGACCCCGCGCTGTAGGAAGGGATCGAGGTTCCGACGTTGGCAAGGATGCCGCCGACATTGGTCGTCGATCCGGTATCGCCGACACCCCCGAAGAGGCGATCGAAGATCTTGTCGGTGGCAAGGCTCGCCAGTTGCTTGCCGAGGCCCGCAAAGGCGCCGGCGAAGGCGCTCAAGGCATCCTCGCCCGAGCCGATCGCGTCGACGAGATCGAGGAAGGCGTCCTTCCCGTCGTCGCGCATGCCGGCGATCAGGTCGTTCGTCTCGTGCAGCCGCTTGTTCAGGCGCAGCTGCGCCGCATCGGCCTTGCCCTGCGCGCTCTCGTACTCGACACCCATCGAGCGCAGCCGCTCGGCGATCTCCTGCTCCTCCGGCGAGCGGGACGCCTGTTGACGATCGAAGGCGATATCGCGCTCGAAGTTGAGACGCTGCAAAGCGCCCGTCGCCTCGCCGATCGCGGCGGCCTGCGCCTTGATCGCGGCGACCTCGCTATCGCTCACGACCTCGCCAGCGGCCCGCGCCGCTTCCTTGGCGGTGGCGAGCATCTGATATTCAGCCGTCAGGCGTGCCGTCTCGGCTGCGCTCTGGCCGACGAGCGTCAACTCGAACTGCGCCTGGTCGACCTGTGCCTGGCCGGCTTCCGTGCGCTGGCGCAGAGCTTCCGACAGAGCATTCGTCGACTGCACCATTGCCAGCGCCCGCGTTTCTTCGGCACGGGCCGAGGCTTCGCTTGCCGAGACACCCTGCGCGATCAGGTCGATGCGCACTCGCTCGGCCTCGATCGCCGCCTTCTCGACTGACGTCCGCGCCGTGATGGCACGCACGTCGAGCTCATAGCCGGCACGGCGCGCGGTCTCGGCTCGGCTTGCCTCCAGGGCAACGCCGGCAACCTCGGCGTCCCGGCGCTGCCGCTCGGCAGCGATGGCCGCTTCCGATCCGTTGACGCGCTGCAGCTCGGCGATCTTCGCGTCGGACTGTTGCTTGATCTCGGCAATCGCCCGCTCGTTCGGCGAAAGCTTCAGGTTCGCCAGACGATCCTGCGCCTCCTGCAGCGCCTCGATCGAGGGACGCGCCAACTCGGCCGAGGCCGCATTCGCCGCGTTGGCCGCCGCGACGATCTGGCCATAAGACTGCGCTGACGATGAGGCCTCGTCGAAAGCCGCCTGGATGCGGTCGGCAGCGGTCCCGACGTCGGGGCCGAGCGTGCGCAGTTCGCCCATGGCGTCCTGAAACGCCTTCGTCCGCTCGATCAGCCGAGTGAACTCCGGGTTCAGGGCCTGCAGGGCAGCCTTGTTCGCCTCGATCGCCGCTTCCGTCGCCGACAGGCTGTCGGTGAACTGGAACGCCGCCTCGATCGCCTTGCGCATCGGCTCATTGTTGCCGGCGAGCGCATAGGCTGCCGACAGGCTCTTGCGGAAGCCGTCGATATCGGGATTGCCGTCGCGCAGAGACTTGCGGAACGCCTCGACCTGAGCGCGGATCGGCTCGAACTTCGGCAGCGACGGGATCTGCGACGAGTCGTCAGTGCCGAACATGGCAAAGCCGGTGTAATCGCTGCCGCCGACGAAGGCGCGCTCGGCCTGCTTGCGCTGTTCGGCGAGGACGGTGGCGAGATCGCGCCCGACCGCACCAGCCTGGACGCCAAGCGTCGAGGCGGCATTCTGGCCGAACTGGCGAACCTTGTCGGCGAGACCTTCATAGCGGTCGGAGATCTGGCCGAGAATGCGCTCGTGCTTCTCCAGCGTCGCCGACGCGTCCGGGATATCCTTGCGCATGGCGAGCGCGAAGGCGCCGGCGGCGATCGTGATGCCGGTGAAGGCCATCCCGACCGGACCCATGGCCGCAAGGATGGTGCGGGCCGTCGCGATCGAGGTCGCGCCGATCGCCGCGAGGCTCGCCTTGACGCCGCCGCCCTCCTGCAGGACCTGGACCACCTGTCCGGCCTGACTGGCAATAACCTGGAACGGCGAAGCACCCATCGCCAGCATCGTGCCGACGTCATTGATCTGGTAGCCGAGCCCCTGGACCTGTCCCGAGGTGAGCTTGAGATTGTCGTTCGCGACGCCGAGGCGGCGCGCCTGGTCGTCGAATTCCTTGTTCAGCTGGCGGGTGCGCTGGATCACCTCGTCGTCGCCGATCGCGCCGGCATCGCGCAGCGAGGCGGCTTCCGCGAGCTGCGCGTTCAGGCGCGCCTGTGCGGCCGACAGAGGATCGAGTTCGGCGCGGAACTTGGCCGTGCGGGTTGCCAGGTCCTCGGCGGCCTTGGCCTGAAGGCGAAGCGCCTGTTCGGCATCCTCGGCGTTCTTCAGGAAGGTGCGGGCCATGGCGCGCGCCTGGTCGTCGAAACGCTTGGTCTCGCCGATCATCGCCTTCAGCGGCGTCAGGTCGACGCTCGGCGAGAGCTTCGGGGCGACGGCGCGCTGGAAGTTGCGCAGGAGGTCGTCGACCGTCTGGTCGAGGGCGGCGATCTCGCTCTTGCCCTCGTCGGCCGCGCGGCTGACGACGCGCAGGCCCCGCTCCAGCGCCTTCCAGGCCGCCGGCGAGCCTTCCAGCTTGCGCCGGAGATCGTCGAAGGCGGCGGTCGGATTGCGCATGGCGCGCCCGACCTCTTCGTGAACACGGGCATTCTCGCCGGCAGCCTGCCCGGCGCCGGCATGCGCCGCCTGCAGTCCGCCAAGCGCCGCCTTGGCCTGGTCGATGCCTTCCGTCTTCGCGCGGAAGACCAGCTCGTCGATGCGCTGTTCGGTGGCGGCCATGGATCCTCGCGGCAGTTCGTCGGGCGGGAACAGAAAAGGGCGGCCCGTGAGCCGCCCTCAATCATCGTCGTCGGGGTCGACGGCCCGCCGGCGAAACATCGCCATGACGTTGCGTGCCGATGCGACCATCTCTTCGTCGGTCTGGTCTGGCGGCGGGGGTTCCTCGACCTGATGGCCGTGGATGCGCATCTGGAACCGATGCTCGGCGCCGCGCTCGGCCTGCGCCGCGTCGATCGCCAGCCGGAGGCGGCCGAGATCACACGACATGATCTCGTCATCGCTCCAGGCCGGCAGGGCGACCAGCGCCGCCCTGTAGATCGAGACGTGCAGCTCGTCGGGCGTTAGCCCTCGCCGCCGTTTCCCGTCGAGGCGTCTTCCTCGTCGGCGTCGGGATCCTTGCCGCCGTTCTGGAGGAGCGTCAGATACTTCGAGACCGGGTCGCTCAATTTGCGCATGCCGGCGCTCCAGACCAATTCCTTCAGGTCTTCGGTCGAGATGTTCTTCGCCGTCACGATGCCGGTCTTCACGACGAACTGGAACGCGTCGAGGTTGCCGTTCAGCGCCGCCTGCATGGCACCGACGAGGCCGCCGAACTGGCGCGAGATCGCGGTCGCGGCTTTCAGGCTCGGCCGCAGGAGATGGGTATCGCCGCCGAGTTCGACTTCGACGTCATTGGAAAGGGGGGTCATGGGATTGTCCTATCGGGTTCGCGTGTCGCGAGTTCGGGTGTCATCGGGTTCGGGGGAGTTGGGCGGCGGCGCGCCCGATACTTCACGCCGCCGCCCTCGCCTGCAGGCGATGGGGTCAGACGGCGGCGGGCTTCGAGATCGGAGCTTCATCGAGTTCGAGATTGAAGGTGATCTTCTGTGCGTCGTTCGAGCCGCCGAAATCCTTGTTCCGGCTCAGGACGTAACAGGTGAGGTAATCGACCTCGAACTTGCCCTTGCCGACCGGGATGGTGACGCGGATGTTGTAGCGGTCGTCGGTATCAGCGGCGGCGATGCCGGCGAGCTGGCCGGGATCGTTCGGCTGACGGTCGCAGGCGAGCGTCATCGACCCGGCGTTGCGGGTGCCGACCGCTTTCTTCGTCCGACCCGAATTGACGTGGTCGGACGTGATCAGCGAGGCCGTGTCGCCGAAGCCGCCGATGTTCGTGATGCCGTCGAACTCGACATAGGTCGTGTCGGCCTCAAAGGTCGCCAGCGTCACGACGTCTTCCGACGCCTTGCCGATCGCGACCTTCGTCTTGCCGGTTTTATAGATGCGGGACATGGCCGCTCCTCTCTATGGTCAGGGCAACAAAAAACCGCCCCTCAAGGGCGGCCATGGATCTCGCCGGCGGCGAGAGTTCGGAAAGCTGCGAAGGCGTCGGGCGTTTAGGCCGCCGAGGCCTTCGTGTCGGACTTCGAGGCCGCATCGGTCGACGTCGACGCGATCAGGGCCTTCGTTTCTTCCTTCGTCGTCGCGATCTCGATCAGCCCTGCGCGCACCTTGGCGGCAACATGCGGGTTGTCGGCGTCGATCTCGACCTTGGCGGTTTCGCCCGGCAGGATCTCGACGGCATCCTTGCCCTTCTGCGGCAGGATCTGCGGACGATCGGAACGATTGGCGACGGTGATCATGGTGATATCTCCGGTTGCTGGAATTGAAACTCGTAAGGCACGCTGAACGAAAGCCGGAAGTAAGCATCCGTCTCGTTACGGTCGTCGATGACCGGCGAGCCCGGCGCCATGCACCACAGACCTTCGAACTCTTCGCTGCGGAACAGAGCCGCGATCCGCTCCGCCCAGGTCGGCCCTTGGCCGAGCCCTTCGCCCTTTGGCAGGGCGATGACAAAGCGGAACGTCCCCTGTTCGGAAAACCACTGGCCGCCCGGCGCCCCGACCGTCGCGGGATCCGAGCGGCACCAGGGAAACTGCAGCACGACGAAGGCCGTGCGCGTCTTGTCGGCGCCGGGCTTCTCGTTCACTTCTCGGATCGGACAATCCGGCTCGACGAAGCCGGCACGGAAGCGGGCGTCGACGGCAGCAATCACATGCGGGTGCGCCATGTCAGTTCGGCCTCACGGTGATCGCGGGTTGTCGTTTCAGCCACTCCTGCAGGTCCGCCCCTTTGAGGTCGCGATCCTTGCGCGTCATGCTGGTCTTGCCGGCCCAGGCATCGAGCGCGCCAGCGCCCTCCAGTGAGCGCCAGGCGAAGCCGATCCGGGCGATGTTGCCGAACCGCTGCGCCGCCATCGTCGCGACGCCCTCATAGAGACCGTCCGGGACTTTCTTCGACCAGCCCTTCTCGATCCGCCGGGCATAGGGCTGGACGTTGATGAAGGCGTATTCCTCGCCGTCCGGGTAAGGCGTTCCCGGCACATGCGGCACCCCGTCGACGTAGAGGACGTGACTGCGCGCGAACTGCCCCGTCAGCACCGGACTGTTCTTCATCAGCTCGTCGCCGATCCAGATCAGCGTCTCGGTGACGAGATTGAAGCGGGCGACGATCACGCCATCGGGTTTCACCGAGGCGAGCGGCGCGCCCTCCCGGCCGTCGACGATCTGACGATGCGGAGCGGGCCGATCGGCCGTGCCATTGATCCGCTTTGCCTCGCTGATCTTTTCCAGCGCATAAGCCGCCAGTTTTCTCGAGCGCACCCTCGGCGAGGAATGCGCCGCGAAACTCAATTCGACCTCGCGGAAGATCGGCGCGATCTTCGAAGGCTTCATCGCCCGCCCGCCGTGACTTCGTAGGCGATCAGCGTGCCGTCGACGCGGCGCCGCTGGTCGTCGACCGTGTTGACGTAGAGTTCCGCGCCGTCGACGATCGCGAGGTCGCCCTCGCGTAGCGGATCGGACCAGGTGACACCCGACGCTAGGACGAGAAGCTTGCGCTTACCCTCCTGGATGCCGCCGACGATCTCGGCCTCGTCGAAGTCCACGACCTTCGCACGCGCCTGGCAATCGGCCTCGCCGTCGCGGCGAAGCGCGATCCGCCAGCGCGGCATTTCCTCATGATAGGCTTGCAGCATCTCGCGGGCGCGCGGGGTCATGAGTAAACCCGATACGGTGCGAGGAGCGCGTCCTCGGTGGCGGTGATGCCCTTGCGAACATCGTCCGGGTTCATCCAGGTCGTCGCGCCGACACCCTCGACGGTGCGTGAGCGCAGCGCCATGTCGGCCCGGCTTACCGCGAGCATGCGCCCGACCATGAGCACGAGCGCCTGGACGATCGGTGCGGCGGCCTTCTCGACCGCCGCACCGTCATCGCCATAACCGGCGACGAAGCGAATGCGCACACCCTGTCCGATCGCGCCGACTCTCGGCCAGGACCCGACCGGCAGCACCCGGCCGAACTCGCCCTTCAACACCCGGTAGGAGGATCGCGGGATCGGAAGCTCGGCGCCGGCGTCGTCGGTGACGGTGATCTCGACGACCTCTTGGAACGGCGGGAACGGGAGCCGAAGCTCGCCGCATGGGAACTCGTCGAGATAGAGGTCCCAGGTTTGCGTGATCAGCGCCCGTTCGAGCGAGCCCCGCACACCCTCCAGCGACTGCCGGGCGGCGGTGATGAAGGCGCCGATCCGATCGTCGACCTCGAACAGGCCGAGACGCTTGGCGACCTCGTCGGCCTCGATCGGCTCGACCGCTGGAGCGGTATGCAGGACCAGGTCGGGCATGGGCGTTAACTCGACTTCTTGCTGGCCTTCGGCGACGCGGTGGCGGCGTCAGGCTCTGCAGCCGGCGCGACCGGGGCGGGTTCGGCACCCTCTGCCGGGCTTGTCGCTTCCGCGTTTCCACCGTCACCGCCAACAACGGTATCGGCAGACGCGCCGGCAGGCGACGCCAAGCTGCGAGCTTCGTCGACTTTCACCGCGAAGGAAGCGATCAGGTCTTCAGCCTGCAGACGCGCCTCTTCGGCACGCGCCTGATGCCGCTCAATCCAGCGGTCGGCCTCTTCGCGTTCGTACTCGACACGAAGGCGATGGCCTTCGATATCGGAGTCGGCCTCCGCCGCCACTTGGTTGACGCGTTCGCGGATGGCCTCGATCTGCTTGGCCGCCGCGTCATCGGCCGCCTGGTAGCGCTTCCAGTCGGACGCCGACACGCTGTAATGAGCTTCGAGCGGGCCGACCTCCCCGTTGAGGTCCGCCGGGTTCGTCGGCTCCGCACTGCCGAGCCGCACCAGGTCGCGGGCATGCAGAAGATCGGTTTCGAACTCCTGTCCCGAGACGACGGCGCCGCCCTTCGTGCCCTCGCTCGCACCCTCGGCGAAGACGGTAATACGGTCGCTGGCGAAGACGGTGAGCGACTTCAGTCTGACTTGATCGGCCACGGCCGTATCCTTTCGAACGAGGAACGAGAAAGGCGGCCCGGAGGCCGCCTATGCTGTCACGATCAGGAGAAGGTGCCGCGCACCATGGCCTGCGGACGGTAGATCGCCAGCGCCAGGCGCTCTTCGGCGAGGACCGTCACCATGTTCTTCACGAAGTTGTCGCGGTCTTCGGTCGAGATCAGCACGTCCGCGTCCTCGCGGTCGAAGATCTGCGCAGCATAGCGAAGCGCGCCGGTGAGGAAATTGTTCTGCGGCATCGCCAGCGACTGCGCGACCGGAAGTCCCCACAGGGTCGGACCCAGCAAAGATGCAGGATTGGCCCAGATATAGTTGCCGCCGGCGTCCTTCGTGAGTTCGATATCCGCCCAATCGGTCGGATGCAGAACCGTGCCGGTCGCCGGGTAGAGCGCCAGCGTCGCCTGCAGCATGGCGAGCCGCAAAAGATCGAGCTTCGTCGGCATCTTCACGGTGACGCCGGACGGAGCCGAGTAGACCGAGGCGAGCGTCATCAGGCCGGTGAGGTTCGTCCCCGTGCCGTCGCCGAGAAGAAGCTGTTCATCCTCGCGGTACGCCAGACCGTAGCGAAGGCGACCGTCGATGACGCTCTGCAGCTGCGGCGCGTCGGCGAGGATCTGTTTCGAGGCCGGGATCCAGTGCGCGATGGTGCGGACGTTCGTCGTCACCAGCTCGAAGGTGATGTTCGACTCCGGCTTCGGCGCCGAGGGGTTCTCGGCGACGGTCGCGGCGTTGTTCGTGAACACCTTCTCTCGCGCATACTCGATCGAGGCCGAGACCGTGCGGCCGGGCGTCAGGAGATCGCGAACGACGAGACCGCGGCGCGGCAGCTCGACCATGCCGGCCTGGCGATCGGCGGGCACGAGCGCGGTCGAGGCCGAGGCGCCGGTCGCGCTGGCCGAGGTGATCGCCTTCACCTCGACGCGGAACTGCCCCTTGAAGGACGTGCCGCGCGGCGAGGCCGCCTTGTATTCCTCGCTCTCGACGACGATCTCGCCCGCCGACTTGTGTTCAGTGGCGCCGCTCGCGCCAGGGCGACGTGCGAGCTTCTGTTCGACCTCGCCGAGACGGGCCGAGATCCCGTTCATCTCGACGAGCGCCTTGTCGGCCGCTTCCTTGGTTTCGTCCGTCACCTTGCCGAGGTTCTTGATCTCGGTGTTCGCCTTCTCGGCGAAGGTCTTCACCTCGTCGGTGGCGGTCTTCAGATCCTTGGCGAGCTGGCCGAGATCGCGATCGTCGCCGCCCCCTCCGCCGCCCTCGTTCGGCGGGGCGAGCATGATGCGGGGACCGACATGCGAGGCAAAGATCGCGGCGATGGATGCGCCGCGCAGAATACGCTGGGTCATGGGAATGTCCTCAAGAGAAGGAAGGAAGCTTGAAGCCGTCGAGGACACTGCGGAGCGCCGACGTGTCCTCGGATTTCGTCTCGCCGCCCTCATCCCGAGGGACAGACTTGAACCGGCGCTCGGCAACGGCGCTGGCCTCGGATCGAGACAGACTGAACTCCTCCCGGAGCATCCGCTCGATCTCGCGAACGGTCGGAATTTCCTTCCAGCCGTCGAGATCGGTCGGGGCGCGCGTGCCCGTCAGGGCCTCGTGCGCGTCCCGCAAATGGTTCATCAGCAGCGCCTTATCGCGCGGGCTGGAATAGGCGTAATTCTCGCCCATCGACTTGTCGTGCAGCCGCATGGCGGCGGCGATGGCGGTCGAGGCGCGGAGCGGGTCGCTCTCGGATTTGATCCCGGACACCTGCGCCTCGATGTTCGAGGGATCGCGGACGATCGAGATCTCGACGAGATCGAGTGTGTTCAGCGTCCGGCGGGGCTGCCCCGCCTTGCGCCCCGTCGCGGCGCCGCCCGGCGCCACCCGATAGCCGATCGACAGGCCGCGCATGGCGCCGTCCTGCATCAGTCCGCGCAGCCGGCGCCCGTGATCGGTGTCGAGCGCGCTGATCTTGCCCTTCACCTTCAGGCCGCGCGAGTCTTCCTCGACCTCCTGCCAGACACCGGAGGGCAGACTGTCGCCGCCGAGTGCCGGGCCATGCTGGACGAACATCGCCGGCATCGTGCCCTTGGCCTTGTGCTGCGCGAGGCTCGCCGCGAAGGCACCCGGCGCGATCAGGTCGCCGTGACTGTCGATGTTGCCGAAGATCGCGCCATAGCCCTCGAACTCGCCCACGCCCTCGGACGCGAACTTGAGTTCGAGCGGCGCAACGAAGTTGCTACCGTCCATTGTCTTCCCTCGATTGTGGCAGGGCGCCGAAGCGCGATCGGACGCGCCGTCAGGCGTCGTCGTCAGGTGCGGTCTTCACCGCGACTTGCGTCCCGAGCCGATCCACCGGCGACAGGTTGGTTTGCGCCGTGTAGATCTCGCCGCCGGCATAGGGCGGCATGTTCTCGCGCTGGCGGACTTCGTTGCGGCTCCAGATGCCGTTCTGCACGTAGGTCGAGATCAGCTCGGCCCGCGTCTTGCTGTCAGCCCGCAGCAACCCCTCGATATTGAACTCCGGGTGCAGCCCGGCGCGCCGATCGGGGGTGATCAGCGAGCGCTTCGCCGCCGACTCGATCCGCTTCAGGATGCTGCGCAGGCCGAGGACCAGCCAGCCGAGCATGATCTGTTCAACGCCCGATCCCCACATGGTCTGCCCCGACGAGGAGTGACCGATCAGGATCGGCGGGACGTTGAACCACCGGCAGATCTCTTCGACGTGGAAGGCGCGCGTTTCCAGCATCTGCGCGTCTTCCGGCGTGAACGTCACCGGCGAGAACTTCATGCCGCCTTCTGCCAGGAACACGCCGCCCGCGTTCATGGCGCCGGCGAAGGGAGCGATCACGTTCTCGCGGATATCCTTGCGCTGGTCCGGCTTGAGGATCTGCGACATTTCGAGGACACCACTCGGCCGAACGCCGTTGGCGAACATCTTTGCCGCCGCCTTGTCCGCCGCACGGGCCGCGCCGAGCGTCTGGCGGCCGTAGAGGATCGGCGACAGGCCGACGTCGCCGCCGTTGCCGAACCCTCGAACATGCATGACCTCGTCTTCGGTCAGCTCGCGCCGGCCCTTCGGGTCGCCGTAACGGTAGACACGGGCGCCGCTCTCGTCGCGGCCGACCCGCATCCAGTCCGCCCGAAGCGGCAGGAGCGCCACCAGGCGCGATCCGATGAAGACCTTCTCGGCGTAGGCGTTGCCCCAGGTGAGGATGCAGAAGACAACGCCCTCCCAAAACTCGACCGCCGTCTGGTCCGCGTTCGGCTGGTCGTGAAGGATCCCATAGAGGGGATCATCCTTTGCCACCGTCCGGCTGCCGTCCCGCTCGTCGCGGTAGAGCATGAACGGCAGGGTCGCCACCGTTTCCGAGATCAGACGAACGCAAGCCCAGGCGGTCGCCAGCTGCAACGCCACGTCGACGGTGACGGTCTCGCCGGCGTCGCTTTCACCGCCGCCGCCGAGGACCCGGCTCCAGATCCGCGACGCCTTCGCGTCGGTCGTGCTGATGTTATGGCCGGACTTGATCAGCCAGCCGCCAATGGCATCGCGAACGCCCATGTCAGCCGAACACCGGGTTGGACAGGAACTCGTCCATGGTTGGGACCTCTTCCCTGTTGGTCGCCAGGGCGGTTGCCATGACGCTGGCAACGATGCCGTCGATCTTGTCCGCGCTGCCCTTTTTGGCCGGCACGTAGTTCAGGTTTTCGTCGAAGCGGACCTGACAATGCCCCGCCATCCAGGCGAGGACCGGGTGCCCGCCGTGGTCGATCTGCCCGGCGAAGACCATTCGTTCGAACTCTTTGGTCGCCTCGCCGAGCGTCGCCGTGCCCTGCCGCATGCGCACCATCAGCTCGACCGGGAAGCCGTTGGCTTCGAGATCGGTCATCAGCTTGACGGCGTTCCAGGGATCGAAGCCTTGCGCGACCAGATTGAAGTGCGCGGCGTCCTCTTCGATGGCCTTCAGGACATAGTTTTGATCGACGCTATCGCCTGGCGTCGTCATGAGCGCGCCCCGTTGCACCCATCCTTTCCAGTCGACGCGCCGATCCTGACTGGCGCGCTCGTCGAGCGTCCCCTCCGGCACCCAAAACCGGGGGATCAGCGTCCACCGATCGTCGTCGCCTTCAGGCTCAATCATCACGACTTGCGCCGTGAGATCGCGCGTCGCGGACACATCGCAAGCCGAGAACGCGCGGCGCCCGCGCATCCGCTCGCGCAGGGTCCTCCAGCCGTCAGGCTCGATCGCGCACAGCTTCCATTTCGACTTCGGAATCCAGCCGCCGACTTGGTCGACCCATCGGTTCAGATGGTAGCACTGGAAGATCGCTTCCTTGACCGGCTTGCCCTTCGCCGCCTTGAACTCGGTGCGCAGGTAATCGAGCGTTGGTGTCAGGCCGAGCGAGGGGTTCGCCTTCCGCCAGATGGCCTCATCCGTCCAGTCATCTTCCTCGCCGATCGCGAAGTGAACGACGAGGATGCGGGGATCGTCGGCGACCCCCGACATGATCTCCAGACTTTCGTTGTACCACTCCCACCCGACGCGCCCGGACTTGCGCCCCGCCGTCGAGGCGTACAACTCGATCGGCTGCAGGCGAGCGCCCGTGCCCTGCCGCAGCGTGTCCGCCAGCTCGCGCGTGATCCACTCGTGGATCTCGTCGCCGACGATCACGGTCGGGGATCGGCCATGCTTTCCATCCGGCTTCCCGGTGAGGAGATGCAAGGTCGATCCGGTCTCCCGCAGGAAGATCGATTTCTTCATGAGGATGATCCGCACGTTGCCATGCCGATCCTCGCGAAGCCCCACCCCTTCCGAGATGATGGCCGCCATCTTGTCGAAGGCGACCCGGCCCTGGTCTTCGTTGCGGCCGAAGACGTAGCCCTCGGCGCCCGGCACCTTTTCGAGGCAGAAGAACAGGACACCGAGCGCCGCCAGGAACTCGGACTTGCCGTTCTTGCGCGGGATCCAGAGATCCAGCCGCCGGAACACGCGAACCTGCGCGACCGCTTGCAGATGCGTCGCCGGGTCGACGATCTCGATCGGCATCTTCCAGCCGACCAGGAGGCGAACCGTAATCTCCTGCCAGAGCAGGAGTTTAAACGGCACGCCCCGGAAGCGGTCGTTCGTCAGGCGGAAGATGCGCGGCCAGGCCAGCACCACCGCGTCGGCCTTGGCAGTATCGAACCACGATCCCTCGACCTTGCCGGCCCGTCGCCAGGCGAGCACCGCCCATTCATAGGCGGGATCGCTCGCGACGGGATGAAGCCAGGGCGGCAGCTCCGTCGCGAGCGTGTCCGTCATCGCGTCACTGCATCGTCGACGGCGATCGAGCGTCCGCGCCGTTCATGAGGTCCATCGGGTCGGCCGAGGCGTCGTGCGCAGTCGCAGCCACGCCGGGCGCATCCGCCGCCGGCGCCGCCGGGCGGGACGCGCCGAACAGGTCGCCTTGCTGTGAGCGGTTGAAGCTCTCGACCCGAACGAGCGCGCCATCGGAGCGCGGGTTGAAGCCGAAGTCATCCTCGATCGCGCGCAGGATCGGCTCGGCTTGCTGCATGATCTTGATCGCCGGATGCTGGATGACGCGCTCGGCGCCGCCGACCGGCGTCCACTTCATGGTGAAGCCGCCCTTCGGACAGTCGCGCCGCAGGTCTTCCGCCGCGCCCTCATACATCTGCGACCACATGCAGTAGCGCGTGAGGGCCGCCCGATAGCCAGGCCGCCGCCGCCCGGACGCGAGAAGCGTCTCGGTGAGCGACTTCCACAGCTCGATCGCACGCCGATAGTAGGCGGGCGCCTTCGTGAAGAGCACCGGCACGGCGAACGGGTGAGCCTCGCTCGCCTCGCGCTCGGCCTGGTCCGCAGCGGCATTGATCCGGCGATCCGTCATCGGCTTGCGCTTGCCGGGGTATCCTTTGGCCGCCTGCAAGGCGGGATCATCCTTGCGTCGACCCATCGTGAACCCCTTGGCGAGGCCGATCCGACCCCGCAGTTCAAAAGAAAAAGTTTCGCCAGCGGAAATTTCGCGCAGACAAAGAGCGAGTTAACCTGCCGGTCCCGCCCCTTAGGCCCCCGACTTTCGACCCCCCCCTCCCCCTCGTGTCACTTTTCGGTCACAGGCCGGGTCGGCGGGTGACTGGGGGGCCTGAGGCGGCCTCGCGGCGCTCCTCTCGCTGCACCTCGCCGTCGTGGCAGGGCTTACAGAGGGGTTCGAAGGGGCCGGCGAAGAACTTGACCGGGTCGCCGTGGTGGCGCTCGACGTGGTTGACGACGGTCGCCGGCACGACGAGGCCGGACGAGGCGCAGCGACGGCATAGCGGCTCGGCCGCGAAGACCGAGACGCGGATCGCCTGCCACTGCGGCGTCTTATAGAGGGCGCGCCATGGATGCGCTTGGCGCCGCCGAGCTTCGTACTCTCGTTCGAGGACGATGCGCGTTGGCTGATGACGAGGACGGAAGGACGCTGGCCGTGTCGGCATCGGTCCTCCTCAAACGAAAACCCCGGCAGCGTCTCCGCTCCGGGGTTGGGTTCCTCGCACCATGAGAGGTATGTCAAATTCCACCCGCGCGTCAAGCGGCCTCATTGCCCGCCTGACGCGGCTCTGTGGATTTCGCCGCGACGAGAACCCGAGGCTGCGAAGGCCCTTCCTCACCCTCCCAAGGCCACATGGGAACGCGGCAGGGTAGAACCGTGAAGCGTCCGAGACGGCGAGCCAGATCACCCGCCAACGCATGCAGGGCGAGCGCCCATAGCTGATAATCGACCCGCTCGGACACCAGCACCGAAGGCGAAGGATCGAGATAGTGCTTCCGATAGGCGCCCTCATAGGGCCGCTGCCGGGACTTGTTGTAGCCGTCGACCTCGACGTCGCATGACGGGCGCCCCTGCCCGATCGGTTGGCGCACCATCCGAAACCAAGCGGGCTTGCCGTTGGCACCGCAGACCAGCCGACGGAAGATAGGTCCATGGTCGTGCCATGGCGGAGTGCGACCCGTCATGGCGAGCCGCCGGATAAGCGCCGCCAGGCGGTCCCCCTTCGGTGCCGCGATGGCAAGGCCGTCCCGGTGCGCGTCCGCCATCTCGGCCGCCGTCAGGCCTGTGCAGTCGCCGAGGGCGCTCCACCCCTCCGGCATGGCGATCTCCCACGACGCCAGCCCCTGCACCGCCTCGTGAACAATCAGCGCATCAGGGTCCGGGTACTCCAGCGCCCGAACGTCCGGCGCCCTGCCCGACGTATCGACCCGAACGCCGAGGATCGCCAGCCGCGTGATCGAGTCCCAGGGCGCCGGGCTGGCTAGGAACTCCTCCCGCTCGTCGTCGAGGAACCGCTCCAGTTTCGGAAGCTCCTCCCCATAGGTCCAAGCCAGCAAAGCACTAATTTCGATGGGTTTCTTACTCACAGCCAAGCCTTGCGATAGTTGAACGATAGTTTTCGAGAGTTTGAGAGGGTTGGCAGAAGATCGATAGATCTATTGATTTCAGTGGCTTGGTTGGATTTAGAGAGGGTTGCGATAGTTTTCGGGGTCCATCAGCATAAGACCGAGACTAGGCCGGAATAGTCGTTTCGCGCGTATACGCGAGGAACCCTCGCAGACCCTCGCAAACCTCGGCGCCACAAGGCGTTGCCACGTTTCCCCTCACTCTCGCAAACCCTCTCCAACCCTCGCAAACCCTCGCGCCCTGAAGGCGCACCTTTCCCGATCCCTCGCGAAGAGGGTTCGGAAGCAACCGACCGATCGAAACCCGAGACCGAACAGGATCAGGGCGGACGCGGCATGGCACAGATCCCCAGGCAGGGCCGAGAATGAGCGCCACGCGCAGCGGGGCGCAAAGGGAGGGAGCAGGAGGGCATGGCTATTCCTCGCCGTCCCTTGGCTCCGGCCCGGCATAGCCTTCCGGGTAATCGTCCGGCTGCTCGGCTTCCGTCTTGCTCCGCCGCCGGCGCTCCGGCACGTTGACGAGCTGGACGTTCAGATAGCGCCGTGTGCGCCCGTCCTCGCGCTCGTGATGCTTCACCATGATCTTGCCGAAGCCCGTCATCGAGATCGGCTTGTTCGCCGTGTCCTCGGCCCAGGCGACATAGGCTTCATACATCTCCATAGCCGTGACAGCCTCGCCCTGACTGTGCAGCACGCAGCGCTCGCGGAAGGCCGCGGTCGGGTCCATGGCGGCCTGATACTTCCGGGTCTGACGCACGACGTCTTCCGGGATCGTCAGCCCCTCGCGCAGGTAGATCAGTGCGCCTTCGATCAGCCAGTTCAGGATGCCGGAATGCTCCGGCTCGAACTCGCCGACGACCTCTTCGAAGTTGCGCTGGCGAGCGTCGTCGAGCACGATCGGCCAATAGATGACGGTCATGCGGCGCCAGATGCCGTTGCTCATGTCCGAGATCTTTGGATAGCCGTTGCCGCTCATATGCGCGGTGAAGATCGGCCAGAACTCGAAATAGCCTTGGAACAGCTGACGAACCGGGATCTTCTCACCGCCCGTCAGTTTCTTCACCAGGTCGACGCGCAGTTCCTCGCCTTCCGGCAGCTCCTGGACGCGCAGGAGCCGGGCATTGTGCAGCCGGGCGAGATCCGGCGATGCCGCGCCGGCTTGGCCGCTATCACCGAAGAAGCTGTTCGCCTCCAGCGTCACGGCATAGCCGCCGAGCACCCGGCAGATGACTTCCATCAGGATCGACTTGCCGTTCGCGCCCTTGCCGAGATGGAAGAACAGCTTCTGCACGGTCACGCCAAGAAGGCCGAGGCCGAAGGCGACCTGGATCAAACGGCGGTTGGCCGCGTCGGGTACGAACTCCTCGAGGAAGGCCGTAAGATGCGGACACTTCGCGTTCGGGTCATAGGCGGTCGGCACGACGGCCGTGGAGTAATCCTCGCGCTCATGACCGACTTTCACGCTGACGCGCGCATACTTCGCGGGGATCGCGTCGGGCGCATCGGCCGGGGCGTCCTCGCGCTCCAGGTCGGGGTTCGGCACCAGCTCCGTCCCGTGGTGGAACGTGAGAGTGTGCCCCTTCACCGCGACCTTGTGGTGATGCGAGTTGAAGGCGTCGGCCGGGCGCATCAGGTGCGGCGCCGCGCACTTAAGCATTGCGGTCAGCTTGTTGGCGTTCTTTGCCGCGATGCCCCACTGGATCCGCTTGCCCATCCGTCCCGATAGCTTCTCCAGCACGTCGTCGGCACGCGCGACTTTGATGATCTCGGCGGGCGAGCGCGCGTCCTCGTCTTTATCGCGGGCTTCCATCGCGGCTTCGATCACGCGCGTTTCGCCGTTCGTTGGCACCAGCTCGGCGGCCTCCAACTGGATGCGCTCGCCGAGGAGCTGCGCGAGACCGAGCGCCGCCTGATTGCCGTTGGACAGGTCCCAATGCTGGCCGTTCCAGACGCCATAGGCTGCATCCTTGCCGCCTTCCTGCTTCAGCACGACGAGATCACTGCCGAAGTGAGCGATCAGCCGCCGCGCGTTGTCGGTGTCGGACTGATCGAGATGCGAGCACCACCAGACGGTGTTCGGCTCTGGCGTCTCGGTCTGGCGCGCCCGCGGAATGTCGAGAGATCGGGCAACCGGAAGGGCTTCGCCCTCCTCTGGAGCGTCCGCAGGTTCGGCGCTCGCCGTTGCGGTTGCCTGCGCCTGCGCGGCCGCCAGGGCCTCGCGCACGATCGCAAGGTTCGGATCGTCTTTTTTGGCCATGTCAGTTTCCGAGGGGAGAGAGTGAGACGATATCGGAGAAGTCCATTCCCGCAGGCGGCCAGGCGATGCCGACGATGGCGCCGCCCGCTCCGAGCCGAGCCTTGCCGCGCGCCATGTCGGAGGCGGTGGCGTAAGGTTCGCTGTCGCTATCAGCGATCAGCAGGATCTCGTTCACCCAGGGCGGCACCTGCATCGCGTCGTCGGGCGATTGATCGGCGCGCGGGATCGGCCCTTTGACGAAGACGGGGCGCATCACCCCATTCTTGTCCGGCTTGCGAATCTCGGGATGCGTGAAACGCGATGTCTGATCGGCGGGGCCGGCGAGATTGCCGAGGTCGCCGGCGGCGGCATAGATCGTGTCGGCGCGAGGCCCCTCCGCCAGCGCCGCGATCACCGTGTTCTCAATCCCCTCGCCGCTGACGAAGCGCGGGCGGTGCGGATCGGGCAGGATCAGCCCGTCATGCTGGTAGAACCCGATGAGCGGGATCAGCCCGCCCTTCTTCGTGCCGCGCATTTTCTTCGACGGCAGAGGGTCGCCGCGCGGTGCCGCCGGGTCGAGAATGAGCGGGCGGAACTTCGGCCGCCGCGCGAGATCGATCCACGTCAGATGACAGCCGATGACATGCCCGGAAGGCGCCACGAACGGCGCCACCATGGCCGGACCCGTGAACAGCTCGACGGGCACGCGGCGCGGGTCGCGTTCGTCCCGGCCATGCCAGTAGGTCTCGGCCGCGATCGTCCGCAGGAAGGGCGCCACCGGCAGATCGCGAATGTAGCGCTGCAGGCGCCGCGCGAGATAGGTCAGGTGCAGGCCATCGGGCTCGCCGTGCTGCCACTTGCCGCGCGCCTTGGCTTGCTCGGCCGCCCGGAAGTCGTGCGCCTCGCCTTCGCGTTGCGCCGCCGACGCCTCGGCCGCTTGCTTACGCGCCGCGATGCGTTCGGCCCGCTCGCGCGTCGCCGCCTCGTCCTCGTCGCGGCCATCCGGCACAGATCGGCCGAGCACGGCCGCGCAGGCTTCGAGGAAGTCGCCACCGCGCTTCAAGTCGAGGCCGAGCACATGCGCGGCCAGGCCGATCGCATCACGGCCCTCGGCCGCGCCACGGCAAAGCCAACCGACACCGGGCTTCACCTGCAGCCGGTCCCGGCCGCCACAAAGCGGACACGGGCCGACATGCTCGCCCGTGACGGACATAGCCCGCAAGCCGCCGAGCGGCAGCAAGGGCATGGCCTCGCCGATCCCAACGCCGCGCGCCTCCTCGACGAACAGATCCCGCAGCCGGGCGGCGACCGCGCTCATTGCAGCGACCCTGGCAGGAGCTGGCGCGGCACGAGGACGATCGGCGCATAGACGCGGCCGAACGACATGCGCCCCGACCGAATGGCGCCTGGCAGCGTCAGGAGCGCCGTCGCCCAATCGCCGATCCAAAGCGTCGGCGCGAAGATCTCGGCCAGCGCCGGGTGCGCGGTCGCGACGGCGATGAACTTCGAACCCGGCACCGGCTCCAGCGCGACGCCCATCGTGCGAAGCGTGCGGGCAGAGAGATGGGCGATCGGTCGGCCACGAACGACGTCGGCCACAGAGCCACCGCCGCGCACCGCCGCGTTCATCAGATACGCAAGGCACCCGGCGCCATCCTCCAGCGCCAGGTCGAAGGGATCACGACGGGCCGAAGCGCCCGCATCGCAGACGACATTCACCGGCCAGGCCTCATGCAATAGGTCGTGGATTTCAGGTGCGGGCGCTCGGACAGGACGACTTCCGTCCGGCGCCAAGAGCGGCGTCCGCTGCGCCGATCGCGATCCTCGCGGCGGAACTCGCTGGCGAGACGATTGATCGCCTGGAACACGCCGCGCGCCTGCGCGTCCGACCGTTCCCAACGGTGCGCCATGTAAAGGTCATACAGCTCGGCGCCCCGATCGCGGCGCCGGTTGTTCCAGGCCATCCGGCAGGGCGAGGCACAGAACTCGCGCTCACGTGCGCCAGGCACCAAGTCGAGACCGCACTCTAGGCAAGCGTTTAAACGGATCGTCACAGGAGCTTTCCCATGCCGTCCGCGAACCGCTCGGCCACCTTGGCGCGTTCCGCCTTCAAATGCTCGCTGACGCGGCCTACCGTGAGAGACTGCGCGCCGGGGATGGTTTCGAGGAAGATGCGGCGGCGGGCGTTCTCCCACTCGGCGCAGACGATCTCGACGCCGGCGACGCCGCGCCGCGCCCAGGCCGCGTTGACCTCGTCGACCACCGACGCGATGAAGGCGCCGGCGTCGCCGCCAGCATCCGTCATGCCGTCCGCGATGATGACACGCGTTGCGGCCGTCATCAGGCGTCGGCCTTCCGACGCGGGGTCGGGGCGAGATGTTGTCGAAACTGGTCGAGACGGGTCTCGGAGAGCGGGCGGAACAGGCTCGCCAGATAGGCCGGCTCGACACCCAGGCGGTAGGCTTGGCCCTGGATACGAACGACCCGCTCAATGCAATCCCGGTTGTCGAGTTCATCGAGCAACAGGCTCGCCGCCCCGGTCAGGGCGCAGGTGTCCACGGCGCGCACGGTGTAGACGTTTCCCTTGACCGGCCGTTTCAACGGCAAATCGTAGAGGACGCGGCCTGCGCTCACGCACACGCAGCGCATGCCCGGTTGCCAGATCGTCATAGCTGCGCCTCCAGCCGTTCGCGCAGATCCCGCGCGCCTTCCTCCAGTTCGCGCAACTCGCGGATCGTCAGGGCGCGATCGGCGGCGCTATAGGTCCCGTCGCACCGGCGGCGCTCGTGGCTGGCAATAAGGGCGAGCTTGGCTTCGCCGCACTCGCGGACGAAATGCATAATCGAACCATCGTCGATCGGGGCGAACACACGCCGGGCGTCGGCACTGTGCCGGTCGACCATCCAGCGAGACACGATCGGCTCTTGAACGTGATATTCGAGCGTCATCACGTCGCGGACGTTCATCCAGCGATCCGGCTCGGACATCGAGGCCTGCGCGCTGATCGTTGACGGGCTCTTATGGCCGAGAATGATCTGCGCGGCCGTGCATCCGCCGGCGGCGACCATCAGCGCGTGGCCGGTCGCCTTCAACGCGCGCTCGTCGGGAGCAAGGCGGTCTGTCATGCCGAAACCTCAGGATGGATCGGAAACGAAAGCGCGCGACGGCGGACGTGCTGGACTCCCGCCGTCGCGCGCATCACCATCGCGGGTGCGCCGCAACCCACGCGATGGAGACTTGAAATGCCGAAACACGAGATGACGCTGGGGGAGGCGGACGCCTCCGCCCTCATGGCGCTCATTGCCATGGCGGACGTGCTAGCGGACATGGCAGTCGCCCTCCGCCGCGCCGGTCTCGATCCCGACGAGTTCCTGACGGACCTTGAGGTGAACGCCGTGAAGCGCATGGAGCGCCATCTGGTGGACAAGGGTCTTCGGCCCCACCCCATCCATGCCGAGGCGATCAAGCATATCGCCAACGCAGTCCATCAGGCTCGACTGCGCGCAGAAGGCAGCCAGCACCTCGACGGCTGACCGCGACGGGTCTGGCCGGCAGCGCCGCAAGAAGACGTCGACTGCGCCGAGATTGTCGTTTGCGGGGGCGGACAGCCGGCGGACAGCGGCGCTCAAGACGCAGCCCTCTGCGAAAGAAGGGCTGCCGATTTCTCGTGATGTTCGCCTTCGAGACAGGCATTCCTGGCGGCAACGAGCGCCTGAACCGACACGGCCCCATCAGTCGCATCACTGATACGGCCGAGCAGATCTAGTGTCGTGTTCTCGCCTCGAATGACGCGGTGAAGCGTCATCCGGCTTGTCTTAGCGGCCACCGCGATTTGAGCGAGGGTGACCTTGTGTTCTCGGGCGTAGGTCTTGAGGGGGTGGCTTTGCATAAAAGCGTTGTAACGTTGAGCGTGACAGATGGCAATTCAAATCTGTAACGCCCCACGTGACCACGGGCTCGGGGTGGCGAGATATCATCGCGACATGACGGGTCCGGCCAGAGAGAAGCATTTCATTCGCGCGTGGCGCGAGTATCGCGGCTATTCGCTGCGTAAGCTCGCTGACATGCTTGAAAGCGCGCCTGGCGTTCCGCTGATGACGCACGCCAACATCGGACGCATAGAGACCGGCGCCCAACCATATACCCAGGACTTTCTGGAGGCGTCGGCAAGGGCGCTTGGCGTTGAGCCAGCAGATCTATTGACGAAAGATCCGACGAAGGAGGGCGAGGTTGTCGACCTCCTTCGTATACTTGCGCAGCGGCGAGACGAGCAGACGATGGCCGTCCTCCGCGCACTGGCCGGCAAGACGGGCTAAGCTGCAGCGCGAATAGCGTCAGCGTCTTCTTGAGTGAAGTCGCCGAACTGGAAGAGGATCTTCGCATCTTCCCAGTCACCGGATTCCGGGTCGCCGGTTCGGCTGAATGCCACTACCCCAAATTTAGTCTCGCTTAGACGCCCAGAAAGCCGCAGCGCTTCGCTCTCGGTTGAGACTTGGCGCGGCGTGTCCGCTTCGATCTTCCGTTTGGCATTCACCGAATAGGTTTGCACGACGTAGTAGGTTTTCACGGCACCACTCCCTTTGGTTACCTCGGATGGCAGAACCTGACCCGCTAAAAAGAACAAATCAAGAACTTATTCCTGCCTGTGGAAAACCTAGGAATGCGGTCCGTCACGTGGGGCGTTACGATCATGTTGACCGCTGTCACGTACAGCGTTACAGATATCCGTTCTCAATGAATGGAGCCCAGCATGCCTGTGCAACCCTCGCTCCTACGCGGCACTATCGGCCGCGTTGAAGTCCCGCCCCACCTCCACAACTCGTTGAAGCGCCTTGCCGCTGGTACGCACCATCGCGGCCCGCGTGGCTGGACCCCGCCGGAAGGCCCGATGGTCCCGGCCGAGCACGTCACGCAGCTCGCAATGCGCAACCTTTGCAAGGTCCGCGCCGGGCGTCGCCGCGCTCTCGATCGCGCCGACCTGACGGACCTCGGCCGCGAAGTCGCCGACGCCGTCGCCGACATGTGCCGTGCCAACCGGGCGGCTTCCTGATGAGCGCCCGGTCCTACCAGCTCCCCGGCGTCCGCCTTGTCACGCAGGCCGACGCCGAACCCATCGGAGACGGCGCCGCAAAGCCGATGGCGCGCCAGTCCACCGACCAGACGGGCGACGACTACCTCGAACAGGCGATCATCGGTGCCCTCGTCCTCGTCGGCTCGGTCTTCGTGTTCGCCTTCCTGCGGGAGATCGTCTGATGCGCGCTCTCTCCCGCGAACTCGTCGAGATCCGCCGCATCGCGGCCCATCTTCGCCCCGCCCGCCGCCTCGGCCGCCTCGCACTGGAGTTCATGGCCGTCGCTGCCTTCGTCGGCATGGTCGCCGCCGGCGCCATCGCTCACTCGACGAGCGCACCGATCGGCGCCGTCATGATCGCGGAGGCACGCTGATGGACGACTTCCAGAATGGTGTCGGCCTCTGGATGGCCGAGTGCTTTCCTGCGGCAGTGGCCGAGGACGCCACCGAGCGATGCGACCGCTTCGTCGAAGAGGCGCTGGAGCTGGTCCAGGCTTGCGGCCTCCCGGCCGAGCGGGTCATCGCCCTTGCAGCCTACGTCTACGCTCGTCCGAAGGGCGACCAGCGCCAAGAGGTTGGCGGGACGATGGTGACGCTCGCCGCGCTCTGCAACACCTTCGGAATAGAAATCGGCTACGAGGCCCGCCGCGAGCTGGCGCGCGTCGGCGAGCCGGCAACCATGGCGAAGATCCGCGCCAAGCAGGCCGCAAAGCCGACCGGCTCGGCCCTGCCGATCGCGGTGGAGCCGGCGACCCCGACGCCCGACCAGATCGACACGCTGGCACGCGCCCTTTTCGAGGCCGACGAGGACGAGAACGACGCCCACGCGCTCGCCAATCCAACCGTGCGCGTTGAGATGGGCGAGCGAACCTTATGGATCGATGCCCCGGATCTACACGAGGGTTTCCGCGAGCGCGCCCGTCACCTTGCCGCGCGCCTTCCGGCCTTCGCCTTGGCCCCGATCGCGGTCCCGGCCTCGGACTATGCCGAGGTCGATCGCTTCGCCTTTCTGATGAAACGCGAGCTGCGAGCCAACGAGCACAAGGGCGGCTGGAAAAACGACAAGCCGCAGGACCTCGCTTATCGCGTGTTCGAGGAGGCCTGTAAGGCGCATACGGCTACTGACCTGCTTGTATGCCAGGGCGTGCGCAACCTGGAAGCCAATCGCACCGCCGCCATTCGAGAAGCCGTCGACACTGCCAACATGGCTATGATGGTCGTCGACGTCATTGGCGGGCTCTACGAGCCGGTGGCTACTATCGGGGAGCAACCCTGATGGCTAAGTGGATCTGTCTCACCACAGATGACGGGGAGATGCACTCGGCCTACGTCGAGGGGCACGTTCGCCCCGTGCCCGTGTCGCCGGCGGACTTCCTTCAGATTGAGACCGCCTTCAAAGGCCTCGTCGCCGATGAGGAGCTGCAGCGGCTTCGGACGGAGCCTCTGCCGGTTCGCCAGCACTGGATGCGCCCGCAGCCGCCGCTGGCGAAGGACCCGCGCGAACAGCTCTTCGAGTTCTGCGACAGCGGCGACGAGCCTGGCGCCTTCCCTGTGACTGGCGTGAGGTTCGACCGATGAGCGGCCGCACGCATGTCATTCAGCGCTTCGTCGATATCGAGCTTGGCGACCGCGAGACTGCAAGGGCGCCGATCGCGATCGTCGTCGATCTTTCCGGCCTGTCGGACGATCAGGTGATGCGAGAGGTCGAGGAGCGCGACCTCAATATCGAGGTCATCAGCGATTCACCGCAGGCCGAACGCGCGATCGAGTTTCAGTATCGTGTCACCGAGGAACTTCCTCGCTTGGCAGAACTCGCAGCCTCTGGCGATATGGACGCGGTGCTAGATCTTCTGCGGGATCTAGCGCCGGGTGATGTCCCGTTGCCGTCGACGGTCAAGCGCATTGTTGCCGATCGCCAGGCCGAGCCCGCGAGGCGCTTCCTGTGAGCGCACTCGTCCTCGCTTTCACCATGCATCGCGACGCGCTCCTGCCGCTCGTGAAGAACATGTCCAAGGTCGTCGTTAAAAAGGACAGCCACCCGATCCTCTCGAATGTTTTGCTTCGAGCCGAGGCAAATGGGCTCGTGTCGGTCACCTCGACGGATATCGACATCACGGCCGTCGCCTCGGCCGAAGGCGTGAATGTCGCAATTCCCGGGGCGATTTGCGTCCACAAGGATCTCTTCCAAGACTCCCTACAGAAGATGCCGGACGCGCCTGTTAAGATTGAGGTCGGCGATATTTGGCTGACGATGTCGTCAGGCCGCTCCCGCGCGAAGTGCCAGACCCTTCCGGCTTCGGACTTCCCGGATGTCGTTTATCGAGGCGACGTTCATAGCTTCACGATCCCGGCCGTCGACCTCACGACGATCTCGGACAAGGTCGGCTTCGCGATCAGCAAAGAGGAAACCCGCTACTACCTCAACGGGATCTATATGCATGCCCCTGACGGCGCGCTGACGGCCGTCGCGACAGACGGGCACCGGCTCTCGAAGCTTAGTCTGGAGCCGCCCGAAGGTGCGTTTGGTATGCCGGGCGTCATCGTTCCTCGGCTCGCGACGGAGCTGTTCGGCCTACTGGCAGGCAAGAGCGACAATCCAGTCGAGATCGAAGTGACCGACGCCTTCATTCGGTTCAGGACGCCTCGGCTCTCCATCACGTCGAAGCTTATCGACGGCACGTTCCCTGACTACAACCGGTTCATTCCACGCGGCAACGAACTGAAGGCGAAGATTGCCGTCGCGCCCTTGCGAGAAGCGGTTGAGCGAGTCGGTGTCTACGCGATTGGTAAGGATCGGACGGTGACTTGGCATTTCACGCCGGGCCTTCTGCGCCTCTCCAGCTCGTCGAAGCTCGGGGAGGCAGCCGACGAGATGGAAGTCGACTGCGACTTCGAACTGAAGATCGGCTTTAGCGCTAAATACGTGACGGACTTTCTGGAGAGCTTCAAGGGCTCGCAGATCCAGTTCGGCTTCCTTGATCCATCGGCGCCGACGATGGTCCTCGATCTCGGCGACGATCGCCGGGAACTCGTCCTCATGCCGCAGAAGGTTTGAGGATGACGTCAGACCTCGCACCCCTCCTGAAGGCCGCGAAGGCTGCCGTCGACGCGATCACCTTCGACGACAGCGGCACCCACGGCCGAGGCGGCAACGGTGGCCTGATCTCGCGCGAGACGATCCGCAAGACGGACGAGCTGCGCCTCGCCATCAGCCGCTTTACCGCCACCCACACCAATACTCGTCGAGAGGACGCCCAACCATGACCCGCCGCCCTGACGAGACCACCGACGCCTACCACGCGCGCTTGGTCACCAGCGCCAAGCCGCCCTCGCTCTTGGCTCGCGTCCGCGCTGTCCTGCGAGCCGACGCCGCGCGCCACGACATCACCGACTATCAGTTCATGAACGGCGACGATCCGCTTTCCCCGACCGTCACCCCCGATCAGCCCCAAGCCGTGCCGGATGATGCAACGAACGATCCGGCCTATCCGCAGTTCCTCGCATACTTTGAAAAGAACTACCCGGGGCCGGAAACCATCATCTACGATCCGAAATGGCATGCGCCGAAGATATTTCGCGCGGCTCGTCACGCCCTCGTCGCTCGCCCCGTCCTTCCCGTCGAGACGCCTGCGGAAAACGCCACGAGGATCACCATCGACCTCCGGGTGGACGGTGACAGTCTCCGCGTTCAGGTCGTTGCCGGGGCTGATCCGGCCGAGACGCTGAACCGCGCCATGGCTGCGCTCAAGGCCGAGCGTGACGCTCTGGATGGTTGCCCGATGCACCAACCTGTCGAGACGCCTGCGGAGGGGCTGCGGGAAGCCGAACGTATCGCGCGCATCATCAGCGCATCCTACGGCGAAGATCCCGATGAAGACGCTCCCATCGGTAAGATATGTGGCCCAAACAACGAGCCCTTGCCGTGTTGGATGGCTTATGAAGAGCAAGCGGAAGCCATCATCGCCTCCACCGCCCCCGCGCCCCTGTCTGGCAGGGATGGGAGCTTGCGGGAGACAGTCGAGATCGACGCCACCAGTCTGCAAGAGCGGCACATCATGGAGCTTCGCGTCCATGCCGATAAGCTGCGGTGGCAGATGGAGAACGACGAGCGCCCGGCTCCGCCTCATGGTTGGACGTGCTTCCACTGCGCGCAGACGTTCACGACATGGGCGAGCGCGTCGGCTCATTTCGGCGACGATCCGTTACAAGGGCGTCCCGAATGTTGGGAGGTCGAAAGCGATGCGATCCTTGAGCTATGCCAAGAGCACGATGATGGGTTTCAGGCTCTTGCGGACAGCTACGGCCCCGATGATCTGCCCTCCGCATTGGAGGCCGTACAATCACTCATCAAGGGCCGCGCCGCCCTTGCAGCCGTCCCACCCGAGACGGCCGAGATGGAGGATCGGTGATGCCGAGGGGCGTGACGAGCATCGACAAGAAGGACACCGCCAAGCGCTTCCCATGGAACGAGAAGTACGACGGCTGGCTGCGGCGCCTCCTCAACCGGCGCGATCCCATGCTCTCCTATCGTGAGATCGAGGCCATCATGAAATGCTCCCCCGATGGGATCAAATCCCGCGTCCGCAAGCTCGGCTGGGGCGACAGGAATCGTGCAGCGGCGATCCAGCGTCAGCGGCTGACGGGTGTCCCGATGACGGCCGAGCACAGGGAAGCGGTGGCGCGCGAGAACCGCCGGCGCTGGCAGGACCTCGAGTTCCAGAAGGCGACGCTGGACAGGCTGGCGTCCGCTGAAAATCAGGCCAAGGCGACGGCGGCCAGGCGTCGGCGGGACGCCCTGCGGCGGGGTTTCTCGATCCCGGACGAGAAGTATGACGACTATCGCTTCCTGCGGGACAAGCACTGGTACACGGCCGACGCGGCCGGGATGGCTCTCGGCCTGGTCGACGCGGCACCAGCCGGTCCTGAGGCAGGGCGCCGTGACTGACAAGCTCTTCCTAAGCGACAAGGAGATTGCGACGCGCCTCGGCGTGAAGGGCGACCTGTTTCCCGCTATCGCACAGACGCTGGAGAAGGACGGCTTCCCGCGCCGCGACCCGTTGTTCGAAGGCAAGCGTTACTGGCCGGCATGCCGGACCTATCTCGACCGCCGGCATGGCGTCCGTCAGGATGATCGCGGGGCGATGGCGCCCCTCAATCCTGACGGAGAGGAAAACTGGACATGACAGGAACACCCGGCCTGCGAAGGCGGGGGCGGAAGGACGGAACGGCGCTCTATTGGGTGGCCTCGGCGATCTCGCGCGAGGCCAAAACTTATCCGACGCCGACCATCCGCATCCATTCCGAAGACCCCGCCGAGATCGCCTCGCTCTGCCAGCGCTACACGGCCGAGCTGATGGAGTGGATCAGCAACGACAAGGGCGCGAAGCCGAAGCGCTTCGACGGGACCCTACGCGGCCTGATCACGCTCTACCGCAAAAGCCCCGACAGTCCCTATCGGGATCTCAAGCCAAACTCGCGCGCCATGTATGACGAGTCGCTGGACCTCCTGGAACGAACAGTCGGCGATCGCCAGCTCGTTCGCTTGAACGGGGGCGACTTCCGACGCTGGTATAAGAAGCTGCGCGAGCCTGCGCCGGCGAAGACGGACGATGCACCGATCGGTGCGGAGCGCATCCGCCGCGCGTTCAAGGCGATGCAGCTGCTACGGATCGCGATCAAGTTCGGCGTCACCGTCGACGTGCCTGAATGCACCAGGCTCGCGATCATTCTGGCGGCGATGCGCTTCGAGGCACCCGGCACCCGTCAGGCCTTTGTCACCTTCGAGCAGTCGAAGGCGATCATCGAGAAGGCGATCGAGATGGGGCGGCCGAGCATTGCCATCGCGCAGGCGCTGCAGTTCGAGCTGACGCTCCGCCAGATCGACGTGATCGGCATATGGGCGAAGGCCGAACAGGGCAGCACCGCCGGCATCGTTGCGCGCGGCCGACGCTGGTCGGGGGGCTTGCTTTGGAGTGAGATCGACGCGGCCGGGATCTTGCGAAAGAAGACGACGAAGACCGGTCAGGATGCCGTTCATGACACGAACGCCTATCCGCTCGTCGCTCATGTCCTCGCGTTGATCCCGCCCGATCGCAGGATCGGCCCAGTGATCAAGAACGAGACCACCGGCCTCCCCTATCGCTATCGCAACTTCTACCAAATGTGGCGCGCAGTCGCGACGAAGGCGGGCGTTCCGCTCACGGTCTGGAACCGGGACAGTCGCGCCGGCGGCGTGACCGAAGGGACGGATGCGGGTGCCGATTTGGAGGCGATGCGGCATCACGCGAATCACAGTCAGATCGCGACCACAGCCCTCTACAGCCGTAAAACGCTGGAGAAGACGAGGGGCGTCGCGGTCATGCGCCTGGCCGCCCGGAACAAGCCGCAAACAGGCCTGTAG